AAGCCGTGAATGCGACCGCACGTAAAGCAGCGGTCAAAGTTCGGGATGCCCATCAAACCGCCTCCCCCAATACCCGCGTCACCTCGTCCACCGTGTACGGCGAGCCGGTATTGTCGCGCAGGCACTCGAGCACGGATCGGGTGATCTCGATGTAATCCGGCAGGCCATCGACCAGGTCGGTCTGGTCAGCCGCCTCAACACATTGCTCGAACAGGGTCATCACGCTTCCCCCAGCCGCGATACCACCGCCGACGCCCGGTCGATGACGCGGTCTAGACGGTCGACCGCAGCGTGCATGGCGCCGATCGAGCCGGGAGCGCAGGGAGCGACGTCGAAGCCGCCGTTGCCCGCGGCGGCGGCCTGAGCGCCATAGCGGCGGTCGATCACGGACTCGCCGTTGTTCAGGATGGCCTCGAGGCGATTAGTCAGGTCGGCGAGCCGATAACCGATGCCATCGATCTGGCCTTCGCTGATCGGAGCAGCCTGGCAGAGGGCATCATTCAGGGTCGAGCGCATCACTTCATCTCCATCGGCAGGTGAAAGCCCGACCGCGCAGCCGATGTGCGGGGTTCGGGAAGGCTGGAAAAAAATCTGAGAAAGATTCGCAAAAGGTCCGGTCGGAGAAAAACGAGTGGGCGACACCCCACGGGACCATCGCCCCCCGCGATTTACCCCCGCCCCCCGTACCCCCCCGCCCAGTCGCAACCCGCCCGGCAATGCGGGGCGGCCGGCAGGGCACCCCGTCGGAACCGGCGCCGGCAAACAGAGGGCCATTGACCGGGGCCACTAGGCGTCCTCCCCGTCGTCTGATTCATCGCGTCCAACTGCGTCGGAGTTGGACGGGTAAGGCGGTAATGGCTGATACGCGGGCGCTTCAATCACACCGGGCATCTGACTAGCAGGCAGATGCCCCATGCCTTGCGCCGCATTGACGACGATTTGCACAAGGGTCCGGGCGGTCGCGTTAGGGTCCGCACCCTTCGCGCCAAGCTCGCCTGCAGCCTCGAGGAATACCCGGTTCGCCTTTAGCCGGACGTCCTCTGAGCACGCGGAGTCGGCTAACTGGGCGACATTCAGCCACGCCTTCGAGGTTCGGGACTCGAGCCACGCGTGTTTGACAGAGGTGAGGAACGTCCGGACGTGAGGCTTTTTGAGCGCAACCTGCAGCGAATGGGGCGTCATACCGGCACGGCGGGCCGCATCGGCGATGCTCAAGCCTTCGCTCACGATCAGCGTGCACGCCTCTTGCAATCGCGGCCTAATCTGTGGCGCGCGCGCAATCGCGACGGCAGCTTGAGCCTTCACGTCGATTATCGGATGCACGTCTGCGGTCAACGCGCGCTATCCCGCTTCGGCGCTGGAACCGCGCCCATAGACCGCGCCAGCTCGGCCGGCATGAGCACCAGGGCGATCCCGGCCGTCTCAAGCCACACCTCCGCCATGAATGAGAGGGCGATCTCACCGTCCGGCTTGTCCGGTGCGGGCGGATCAATGGTGATCCGGGCCCGGTAACCGTGCTCCGCCTTTGTGACGTATCGGTCACTCCATCCAGCTCGCCCGTCAAACTGCTCGCACGTTTCATTTGATGCGATCCGGTGCGCGCGGAGAAGCGACGCGATATCGGCGCGGGAATGGACCAGGACGGGTTGCGTGATGCGATAGGCCTGGTCGGCGTAACGGACGGGGCGGGCCGTCGCCGGTTCTATGTGCTCGCAATCGATCATCATCGCCCCCATGGATCGGGGCGGGATCAGTGACCTGGGGCGCGCCAACGCAAGGACAATGTGCGGGATGACGGTTAGCGCGGGGTTAGTGCGATTTTGTCGAGTGAGGCGATCGAGTGAGGATTCAGGGCCTATATCTCTCTCCTTATCGTTTATCAATATATAATGATACCCCCCCCCTATATCCCTCTCGCTCGGTTTTAGAGACGTGAGTTACTGTTATTGTTGAGGAATACGGAAAAACCGAGTGGGATTTGGCCATCCCCACTTGCCCCCTCTTGCCCACGCTGCGGTTGTGTATGCAACGTGTGGTTATCCGAGTGGGGTCGAGTGAGGACTCGGAAATCCCACTTGATACATTATAACACCGGGCCTGTTTTGTATGTGCTGGCATATATGGGCTTGACACGGCCTGATATGTGCTGGCATATACGCGGTGTCAGCCCCGATGCGGGGCGCCTGGAATGGAACCGAGACAATGCGCACTTTCCACATCATCGACTGCACCCAGTTGCACGGCACCTCCGCCACCCTGTTTGGCCCGGCGTTCGTCGCCCGTGTCGCGGCGTGGTGCTGGACACTGGCAACCGGCCGCCAACATGATTTCATCCGCGGGGAGGGTTGAGCGATGAACGCCGGCTATTTCATCCGCGTCGCCAATCGTCCGTTCTGCGATCACATGGCGTGCATGGCGGGAATGTCGCTCGCCGACCGTGCTGGAGTCACCCAGTGCAGCTATCGCACGCGGCGCGACGCACTGACTGCAATGCGCCGCCTTAATGCGGTCGACGGATATGCGGGGTGCGCCTCAATCCACCCTGGGCCGTGCCCGTCCGTTCGCCTGGACTAACCGGACGCTCAAGTCTCCCGCCCTGTCACCGGGGCGGGTTTCTTGAACGCCTGTCGCGTTCTGATTGCCCCATGACGGGGCGCGGAGAATAGAGAGATGAGCCTGTTAAACGACATCACGAATAGCGCCGACCTGATCGACGTGCGCGACATCATCGCCCGCGTTGAGGATCTTGAAGCCGAGCGCGAAACGTATCTGGCGCAGTACGGCGAGAGCATGGGCGTCCGCGCCGAGCATTGGAGCGAGAGCACCGACGAAGGCGCGGAACTGAACGACCTGACGAACGTGCTGGATGCGCTCGAGGGCATGGGCAGTGACGAACAATGGCGCGGCGTCTGGTATCCCGTGACACTGGTTCGCGACTCCTACTTCCGCGAATACGCTCAAGAGACCGCCGAAGATTGCGGCCTCATCACCGAGGGCGCGGGCTGGCCAAACAACTGCATCGACTGGGATCAGGCCGCGCGCGAGCTCCGCATGGATTACAGCGCCATCGAATACGGCGGCGTCACCTACTGGACGCGCTAACCGCCCCGCTTTCCCGCTCGCATCACGCGGGCGGGTTTGCCGGTCGGTTAGGCCGCATTGCCCACACTGGGCGCCGAAAGGAAATGAGACAATGACGAAACTGTATGAGTGCTGGCAAGCGTCGGGCGGAGGATGCGCGCGACCGATCACGCCGGAAAATCCCGCAACGCCGGCCACAAATCGCGGTCCCGCCCGGCTGATAGTCGCGGCGCCGGACTCCTGGGCGGCCCGTCAAATCGCTGCAGGCTTCAATGCCGCCTCTAACGCCGGGACCGCTGGCGAATCCTACGTCGTCACGATGCGCGACGGTTTCGCCGTGATCTCGCGCGCGGAGGCCGGACAATGAGCCCCGCCCTCAAACTCTATAAGGCCGCCGAATCCGGCGCCGGCCAACCGGGCGCCCGCAAACGCTGGCGCCTTGCCTGTCATGCCCTCGCCCCCCTTGTGACGGACAAGGCCGCCCTGCAGGCCTATGCAATGGCCGGCGAGACCCATAAACGCGCCGACTGGCGAGCGGCCGCTAAAGCTATGGCGGCCGCCCTGCAGGGGATCGCACCCGCCCCGGCGCCGATTAAGCCGGAACGCCCGCCTATGTCCCTGTGTGAGTTCCTGTCCCGTGCTGGCGGCCTTCGCGATACGGGCGGCGATCTCAAGAGCATGGGCGCGCACCTATGGCACCGCCGGGCCGCATTCCGGCGCCGCCTGGTGACGGACACCGGCCTTGCGCTCGACTATGCCGCCGATCTCGCTTGCGAGCGCGGCTATGTGTCCGGCTATGCAAGCCCGAGTCTGGGTATGGGCGCGGACCGGGACGACGAATTGCACCGGCTAGGCGTGGGCGAGCTCTTGTCCGCGATTGAGCGCGAGATCAGCGGGACTCCCTGCTATCCGGCCGAGTCGGACTGGGCGCCATACGTTGAACCGGAACCGGAGGATCATGAGGCATTGTGGGCTGAGACGTACCCGGAGTCGGTTGACGCCTGGGCTATGTCCTATGGGGAGGCGGCGTGATGGCATACGATTACCGCACGCAAGCCGCCGAGTGGCCGTGGTCTAAGGATCTCGCACTAGGCGATACGCTGAACCCGCATCAGGCGCGCGGGATATGTCCGACGCGCCTTCGCGATTTCGGACTCGAGATCCGCCCGCATGGCGATGACTTTCGCGTCTATCAGGCGCGGCCCGTCGTCACCCTCGCCGATCTCGCAAGGGGGGACTGATATGAACCTAGCAGCCTGGGCAATGCGCCATGACGCGGAGGCGGTTAATCCCGCCTCCGAATCCGTCACCCTAGCCGACGGCGCCGCGGATCAATCCCTGATTCCCGGCGTGGCGGCCGTCCCCCTAACCGCTCGCCAGCTTGCCCAGGAACGGGCCCGGCGCGAGGCAAGGCGAGGGGCTGCAGGCTTGCCTTGTGGCGGCCTATGGGATGAAACGGCGCAAGCTCAAGGGAGTCTGTTTTGAACGTCACCACGCCCGACGACCTGAAAACCGCGCGGCAAATCCTGGGCTGGAGCCTCCGCCAAATGGCGCGGGCTCTTCGCCTTGCCGGAACGCCGGAGAAGGCCGCCACCCGTGTCCGCGAAATGGAGTCGGAGGTCCGACCTATCAGCGGCCCCGTGTGTGTCGCCGTCGAGGCCTTCCTTGACGGCTGGCGCCCTGCAGGCTGGAGCGCGGACGATGAATAGTCCCGCTCGACGCAAGGCCGCTGCAGCTCATGACGCCAAGCTTCAGGGCGAGGGTTGGCGCAAGGTCACGTTCCGCGCCTCGCCCGACATGGCGGCCGCGCTCGACTCCCTGGTCCTGCAGCACGGCACCCTGCAGGCCGCCATGAGGGCGATTCTCATACCCGCGCCCGCGCATGTCTCGCAGCGTGGATCGACGGACTGAAATCCCGCCAAGCCGCGCGACGAAAACTCAGGCCCGACTGGCAGAAATGCCGGCCGGGCCTTTTTCATGGGCGGAAATCAGCAGGGAATCAGACCGCGCTTCAGGGGGCCCGGTCGATTGCGATCCGGTACGACTTGATCTTGTGACCACCAGCCGGCGGCTGATCCTCTCGCCGCTCCAGATCCCCGCCGTCGACCAGTCCGTCCAGCATGTCGCGCAGCTCCTTGGACTTGAGCCGGTTCTTGAGCGACTGCGAGATCGCGCGGAACGTCATCCAGCCGCGGCCCTTGAGCACACGCAACAACCGCTGCGCCTCGCCCTGGTGCACGGTCTCGACCATGTACTCGCCGGCCTCTTCCAGCATGCGCTCGGCCGACCAGACCGCGACGTCCCGGCCCCAGTCCATGTCCTCGAGCGTCACCTTGGGCGCCGCGGGGTTCATGCCGATCGCCCGGATGACGGCCAGCCGCTGCGCCATCTCGGCGGTGCGGGTGAAGAACACCGAGTCCTGCTCCATGCGCTCGATCCGCTCGCCGAGGGCCTGGTATGCCCCGTGCGCGTACTTGTCCGCCCAAGGCACGACGATCATCGGCGCGTCGGCGATGCTGGCGTGACTGGTGGCGCGGGTCAGCGGATTGCCGGCCGTGTAGATCGCCAGCATTTGGTCGACGACCGCGGCCGGCACCTCCATCTTGTCCGCCTTGGGCTCACGCTCGATCACGCGGCTATGCGTCGACAGGATCAGGAACCGGTTGAGGAAGCCGTTGAACACGTCTCCGCCCTCGAGGTTCTGGAAGAACTCCTCGTGCGTCGACACACCATAGATGGACAGCGCCGGGCTGTGGATTGGCTCACCCACCCTGCCCGCCCATTCGGGTGGCGCCATCGTGTCGAAGCTGGAGCCCCACGCTGTACGCAGGACGCCGGTGATCGCCTTCTCGTGCGTCGACGCCTTGCGCCCGTTGATCCGACCGAGGAACGCGCCGAACTCGTCGATGCAGGTCAGGGTCAGGGGCTGGCGTGTGATGCGGTTGATGAGCGCCGACATCGACATGAAGCCCGACGGCCCGTAGTGCGCGCCCATCGTGCAGGCGTGCAGCACCCGGCCGATACACTTGAGCGGGTGATCCTTCGCAGCGCCCGACGGCGCCAGAAACAGCCCGTAGATGTGCGTCCCAGTCAGCGTCGGGCCTGCGTATTTGCGCCCGGCCGCGGTGCCGACCAGTTCCAGGGCGGCGAGGAGGGCTCCCGCGCGCTGTGGCTTGCGGGCTGAGTCCGCGATCCAGTCGGTGAGGTCGCCGAGCAGGCCGGGGTTGCGGGTGAGGTGGTCGGGGAGGTCGGAGGTGGGGGCCGTTATACTTGGCGTACCCACTTCCGGCGCTGGTGCGGTGATTACCGGCTCTTTTCGCCGCAGCGGCTCAGGCAGGTCGTGGTCGATGGGCTGGATCCGTGACGGTTCTGCCACACCCAGCGCAATCACCACGCTGTCGTCCTTCAGGCCCAGTCGCTCACGCAGCCAGTCAGTCGCCGCCGCTTGCTCGCAGTCCCGCGCGGCCATCACCAGGTCGATCGCCGAATAGGTCTCGTTCGTCCCAAAATCCTTGATGCCGTCGCGCTGGATCGACAGGTTCCGCTTGCGGTCGGGGATCGCCTGCCCCGTGCTGGACGCCCGCCATGTCGCGACCGCCTCGTAGCCACCGCGCGCAGGCCTGCATCCGTACAGGTCGAGGGCGGGCACCCACTTGTCGAGGTTCGCGAGGGCCGCGGCCTTTGTCTCAGACCAGATGTCGTCAGGGTCGATCTCACCGCAGCGGGGTGCGCGAGGCTCGCGTCCCGCCGACACCCGCTCCCGCGACCACCCGCACACCTCCAGCGCCTCCTCGAGCGCCGTCATGTCGTCATCTGTCAGGACGGGCAGCTCGTCCGCGCGCACGGGACCGGCCAGCCAGACGTAGGGCTTGCCGGTTTCCGGGTGGATCGACGGCGGCACGACGGTCTGGCGCGTGTCAAAGCCGGTGAGGCGATCGAGGAGGCGTCCGTCGGGCCCGTCATACGAGGCGGTCTTCAGCGTCTTGGGTGCCAGATAGAACCGGCTTTCACCCTTCGCGCCACGCTTGACCATCGGACTTGCCGGCGCAGCACGCAGCAGGGTGTCCAGCACGTCGGCATCCTGAGCGTCAAAATCCAGCACGACGACGTGCAGATCCTTGCGCGCCACCGTGCCCATGAGCAGGCCGATGTTGGCGCCCGGAGCCTTTGACCACAGGCCAAGCTCGAACGCGGATGGCGTGGAGTCGCGGAACCGCTGCCACTTGGACATGCCCTGCCAGCCGCCCGAGCGGTACTCGCCGGGGCATTTGCCGCGACCGGCGTGGGAGGGCCAGTCCGCTGGAATCAATGGGAGCACGCTGAAACCCAACCCCTGCAGGTCAGTCGCAGCCGCCGAGAACGGAGACGTCACCCCTCAGCCCCCACCGGAATCGTCCACGCGCTGACGATGCGATCGCCCGCGGCCTTGTTCGCCTCGTTGACGATGATGAGGAGGAACGCGGCCCACTCGTCTTTGCTGAGGGCGGCGAGGTCGGTCTTGTTGATGCTGGCGAGGTACGCGCCGGCTTGATCGCCAGCGTCGAGCACGTCTTGGAGGGTCAGGAAGGGGGTCATGCAGCTTGCTCCAGAGCGACAGGACCGCCCCACTGGTCAGCCATCGCGTCGGCGATGCCCGAGAAGAACCGGCTGCGCTCTTTCCAGCGGTCGGGGCCCGGAGACATCCGATGAACCCGCGCCTCGCGACCCGAGACGATGTTCGTGGGCACCAGCGGCGGAAGATTCTTCAGCCACAGGCAGGTCCGCTTGGTCTCGCCATGCCCGAACTGCCACGGCTGGACGGACTGCGCGGGTTCTTGGTAGCCCCGGATCAACTGCTTGGCGTGGCGGTGCATGACGGGATTCTCGACCGCGATCCGCTCAATGGGCGCGTTCCAGAAATCGCTGAACAGCGCCGCGCCCTCTGCCAGGTCAGCCCACATCTCCGGCAGAGTCCGTCCCGTCGGCGGCGCTGACAGCCACCGGACGCCGCTGTTGCAGAGCCGCGTGCACGGTGGATGCGCGACCATGAGCAAATCCCAGCCGTCGTTCAGATGGTCACGGGCATCGCCGGTGATGTGACGGTTCGACCCATCTTCGGATGGCAGCAGGTCGCAGGACCAGGCATCATGCCCGCGAGCCTCGAATGCGCGACGAACGGTCCCGGAGAACTCGCAAGCAACAAGAACCCGCATCACTGCACCCCCTCAATCTTCATTCCCACCAACACGACACGCTTCCCGTCGGGCAGCGCCTCCCAGTGCTTGACCTGCACGACGTCGCCCCGATCAGGCTTCACGTTCAGGACGAACTCACCGTCGCGGGTCATGTATCCGCCGGTGATCGTTGCGTTGAAGCGGGTCATGCGACGAACCTCCGCAGGGACCGCTCGTATTCTTTCGCCTTGCCCGTCGGGCGGTAGACGATGGCGCGGTGGCCGGCGCAGTAGCTCGTCGCCCCGTCGCACGGGTTGCAACACGATTGCCCGTCGTCGAGAATCCACGAGCACTCGCGCATGGTCCGCGACAGGAACGGGCGCGCGGCCATGATGTCGACCACCACCGGCACCGCGATCACGGCCTCGACACGCGGCGGTCTGGGCGGCCTCACCACCTTGAACTTCTTGACGCGCTGAGGCTTGGGCGCAGCGGGGCCTCGCGTACCCCGGACCATCGCACCCTCGCGCTTCAGGCCCATGCGCCACAGCCGGCCGCACACGGCGTTCCGGGTCAGGCCAAAATATCCAGCGATCTCAGTCGCTGACTTACCCTCGCGCCACAGATCGTGCGCCACACCGTCGTTCCACGCGTTCATGCCGACACCCGTTCGGCGACCCAGGCGCGCAGCTCGGGGGCGAGGGTGTAGCAGCCGGTGCCGTATGCGTTACTGATCCCGCCGGGCGCCTTGAAGTCGGCAAACCGGCGACGCAGTTGCGACAGGCAAACCTTGACGCTGGCGAGGTCGGGCCCGTCACCGCAGTCCCGCTCAAACACGTTGAGGTAAATCGCCGTCGTCGAGATGGGACGGGTCGCGCCCATCAGCAGCGCTAATGTGCCGGCCTGCTTGGGCGAGAGGCCGAAGGCGTGGCGAAGCTGTGTCTTCTGGTCGACGGTGCCAGTCAGTTCGCTCAGACGCTCGCGCAGGTACTCGACCTCAGCGCGGAGGGATTCGATAGTTGCGGTCATGCCGCTTGCTCCTGTGATTGAGTGAAGCGGCGAGAAACAATGTTCCACCACTTTCCGTTTTTCTTCACGCCGATGAAGGCGGGCTGCGAAAGCTCGCTCCAACGCACGAGGGCTTCTTCGATCGTGTCCGGCACCGGCATCTGCCCGCCATGCGCCTGCCACCACTTCTCGGCGCGGTATCTGCCCGGTCCTGAGTGCTCGAGCAGAACCCACTCCGGGTACGACATGAGCCCCGCCGAGTAGGTCACCCGCAGACTGTCCGGCGATCCGGCCTTGACGTGCCGACGACCCATCCAGGTGACGACCGGGATCTCCTCCGGCGGCTGGTTGCGCAGATCCCGCGAGAGGATCGCGACGTCGTCCGCCTCAGCGTCGTGCCGGGCCTTGTCGAGCGTCCATTCGTGGCCACAGAAGGCGCACGTCTGGGCGTTGAGCGCGGCGAGGGACTTGCAGGTCGGGCACTCCTTGGCGCGGACGTCATCAGGGCGAACCTGCACGATGCCTGTGCGACGCTTCGGATCGGGGGGAGCGATCGTGTCGATCGGACCGTGCCGACGGAAGTTACCGGCGTAATCAAGGCAAAGGCAGTCCGGCTTGGCGCTTCTGGCGATGGCGTCACGACGGTCCGCGTCAGTGTGCGCTTCGTCGTTCTCGTTGAACCCGGCAGGCCAGATGGGGCGAGTGCCGCGACCGACAATCTGGATCAACAGGCCCGGCGAAAGCGTCGGGCGGAGCATCGCAATCAGGTCGACACGCGGGGCATCGAAGCCCTTGGTGAGCAGGTCCGCATTGCACAGGGCCTGAATGCGCCCGGCCTTGAAGTCCTCGATCAGTTGATCCCGGTTCGGTGTTTCGTGAGAGACGCACGCTGCGTTCACGCCCTCGCTCCGCAGCACCTCGGCCACGCGGTTGGCGTGCTTCACTCCGCAGGCGAAGATCAGCCACGATCGCCTGTCGTGCGCCCTTGCCTTCATGTCGGCGACAGCGGCGCGGACAACGTCGTCCTGTTCCTCTGCGGCATGATTGAGGGCGCCGCTGACAAACTCCTCGCCGCGGCGCGAGACCGAAGACACGTCCAGTTGAGCCGAGCCGTTGCGCGACACGAGCGGAGCCAACCAGCCGGCCTCGATGCCGGGGCCAACGCCGAACGAGTAAACGGTCTCGTCGAACAGGTGTCCCGGCCCGTCCAGCCGTCCGCCCTTCATGCGGAACGGCGTCGCGGTGAGTCCTCCGACGCGAAGATCTGGCGTGGTCTCAGCGAGGCCGGCGAGGAGGGTCTGATACATGCCCTCGCCCTCGGGCGGGATCATGTGGGCTTCGTCGACAAGGATCAGGTCACGACGACCCAGTTCCTTCGCGCGCTTGAACACACTCTGGATGCTGGCGAACGTCAGCGGATTGTGGGCGTCACGGCGACCGAGGCCTGCGGCATACACGCCGGCCGGAGCCTGCGGCCAAGCCCTGAGCATCGCCTTGTAGTTCTGGCCAACGAGCGTCTTGCTGTCGACCAGCGTGAGGATGCGCATTCCAGGGTATGCGGCGAGCAGTTCCTTGCAGAGGGTGGCGACGACCACGGACTTTCCGAGTCCGGTGGCGAGGTCGATCAGGCCATTGCCGCCGCCGTTGCTCCAGTAAGACATGAGCGCGTCGATCGACTCGCGCTGATATGGGCGAAGAACAGTCAAAGCAGCCTCCCCTTCCGGCGCGAGAACACCAGCGGGTCGGCATCCTTCTTGCTGCTGTTGCAGGAGCCGCAGAGCAGTTGAATGTTGCGCCGATCGCCCGTCCCGCCCTTGGAGACCGGGATGATGTGATCGATCGTCAGCTTGACCTTGCGGCGGCACTCGGCGCAGCGGTTGCCCTGCATCGCGCGGATGTCGGCAATGTCTTGGGCCGAGATCGGAGGATGTTCGGCGACGCGCACCTTCCGGCGGTAGCGCACGGCTGCAAGAATATCCGGGTTGGCTCGGCACCACTCGCGGTACGCGGTCGGATTGTCGCGCTTCCACTGGCGCGCGTAGGCGCGGTAAGCCTCAGCGTTCTTCTCGTAGTTGCGACGGTTGTTTTCCTTGACGCGGTCGGGGTTGGCTTCGCGCCACTTTCGGTTCCGTTCCGCATCATCCGCAGGCCTCCACCCCTTGAGGCATTCTGTGCAGTGCGCGCGAACGGTGCGCGGCACGACGTGACCGTGCTTGCAAGGCTTGCCGGTGAAGTACCGCTTCGCACCGAGCGCCACAGCCTCGGCCCTGGTCGACGGAAGAGCACTCACCGCGCACCCCCATCCACCCAAGTGTCGCCCGTGGCGAGCCGGTACGTCACCCGCTCGTTTTCATGGTCCACATCCACTTGCTCGCCGGGAATGGTGGTCGGGTTGAACAAATGTTGGGGGCAAGCAGCCTTCTGCTCGTCCAGCGTCAGGTCACGGTTCCACCGCGAACAGCTCCAGCGCGCGTCGCCGTCCAGATGCGCAGTCGAGTGAAGACACGACCGGCACGAGCGCGCCGGCATGAGCCCGTCGTTCGGAGCGCAGCCGTAGCCCGCCTTCAGGAAATAGACCGGACACGAACACGCCGGGCGACGATCGCTCGTCACGATGCGCTCGGCCTTCAGCATCAACTGAGTGGCGAACAGGGCGTCGTACTCGATGCGCTCGACGTAGAGGCTGTCATCATTCTTGTTGACCGCGCAGTACAGCGCCCGCGTCAGCCCCTGACAGTGCAGGTACGTCTGGACCTGGGCGTAGTGCTCCGGCTTGCCCTCACGAACGCAGCCTGCCTTCAGCAGCGCCTTGAACGCGCGGTCGTTCATGCTCTTGGCCTCGAAGACGTGCATGGTCTTCGGCGCTTCCGGCACGCCCATGACCTTGCCGTCGGTGCGGCCGGATGCGTGACCACCTGCGAACACGATGCGCCATTGCTCGCCCGTCTCAGGGTCGAGGTCGTCGACGATCATGCCGGCGTCGCGGAGCCGCTGAACGAGGCGGGTCTCCCAGTGCTCGCCGGTCTCAAAGATCGAGAGCTTCTGGGCGTCAAAAATCTCAGCCGGGAACAGCCAGCGAAACTTGTCCCATTGCATTTTTTCGCAAGATCCAAGGCCCGACGCGGCAAGGCGCGGGTGCTGGTCGCGGCGCTGTTTGCTTTCCAGCGCGGCGAAGATCGCGCGGGCCGTGGCGGGGATGGTTTGCGGAATCTCAGCCACAGGTCACCTGCGGGCATGAGGGGCAGCCGCACTTGCACCGGGGATTGGCGCGCTCCTCGCGAGCCTCTTGCTCGCGCGCCCAGACCTCAGCCGGGGTCATGTCGCCATGCTCCGACCAGTGGTCGTCGGCCTCGTCCTCGGTCATCTCGCGGGCGGCCATCACACCTCTCCCCGAAAAGCACGGTCGAGCAGGCGCTGTGCGTGGCTGATCTCGAGGCGACCGGCGGTCATGAAGCCGCCCTCGAACTCGATCTTGGCTTGGCGAACGATCTCGGCCACCTGGGTAAGCAGGTCGACCTCATCCTGTCGGCCATCGACAGGGCGCAGTTGTTCGGTCATCGTCAGGGGCTCCTGCGATGCTGTTGCAATACAGCGGGTTGGAAGGGTCTGCCGGTCGGTCCGGTGTGGTAATCAGTCCGACCGGCAGATGTTCAGTTTAGGCAGCCTTCTTGCCCCAAGGGGTCGAGGCTGTGGCCGGAGCGGTCTGCGTGGTCGCGGGCCCGGCGGAACCGACCGCCTTGTAGCCCTTGACCTGGTTGCTCTCGCCGTACTCACCCTTGGCCGGCTGG